AAAACAATATTTTTTGCTATTGTACTATAAGGCATATTCTGAACGGCTGTTTGGACTGCTGCTCGTTCTCCTGCTGGTGCACCTCTATATAAATAATCTACTATGCTCATTATCTTCTACCATCCGGTTGTATATCTAATCTAAACGTGCCTAACTTCCAGTCCTGACCAGATCCTGTGTTTGCTACTTTAAGAGCAATCGCTCTTGCTCTTGCTCGTGTGTCTACTTTAGTTGTTGATGAGCTAATTGTAAAGGGACCTAATGATGAGCTTGATGCTGTATCATTTGAATAATTACGTAAGTTTAAAGTAACTTGTGAGTTACCTGTCTGTGAAATAAAATCTGGTATAAATCTTCTAATCTTCATGATGAACTCACCGTCACCTCTAAGTTCTGCTGCAGGTCCAGTGCCTCTTGATATTTTTTGTGTAATGTCAAAATCACCAGATGTAATGTTGGCTGTAATAGCTGTAACTGTTCCACCCTTAACTTGATCGGTTCCCGTTTCGTGTTGATAGTATGTTGAGATACCGTCCGTGTTTCCTTGTACATAGGTCGATGAACTTGATCCTTCAACACCATCAGCATCATACTCTAACGCGTGAGGTTTACCAAAGACTGCTGAATCTTGCCACGCGGTTCTTGCTAATGTTCCAATCGTCCACACAGGTCTTTGTGGTGATGAGTCAAAATAATTATAACAAACCATTCTGTTTACTACAGAAGATGTTGACGTTGGATAGAACCACATAATCTCACCAAACAAGTTGTTAAGTCCTGCAGATATCATTTGATTACCTGAATCTAAATTAATATCATCGTACACATGGTCTTCAACTAAACATGGTAAAGATTCGAGTGAACCTGCATATTTAAAGAAACCATTCTCTGATAACCAGTAGGCTGCACCATCTACTTCAACAACTGCGTTTTTACCTGCAAGGCCACAGTTTGTGCCTGCTTGCTCAAAGGCAAAGGTAAATGGTTGACCTACGAAACGCATCGTAAACAAAGCCGTATCAGTATAAACATAGATCGCATTTCGACCTCTAATACCTCCCATGATTCTTGATCCATCAGCGAGTCTTTGTGTGCCTGCTGTATTAGTTGCCGTAGGTGTATAAGTATTGATATCCTCTTGGTCAGAGAATCGAACAAACATATCATCTTGTGTAGTCTTTGTACCAATCGTAGTTTCTGTGCCAAAAAATACTAAGTGTCGATCTGGTGTTGATACTAACATGTGTCTTGATGCTGTAGGTGCACCTGAAATAATAGAAGCTCTTGTTGATGTGGCAGCTGTAATAGAAGAGTCCCATTCAAAGACCTCACCATTACAAATCAAACAAATAGCTTTGTCACCAAAGTTATCTAATGACCAAAACCCTGGTTCAATAACTAAGTCACCTGATGCAGCCTCACCCCATGCTACGAAGTTCGCGGAACTTGTAACGGTTGCTCCACCAGAGTGTGATGCTGCTGTAGTATTTCTCACACCTCGTGTTACTCCAGATAGTGTATTAGATGTGATGCCTGTGTAAGATATTTCTTCTGTGCCTATTTGTATAAAGTTTGTGCCTGAAGATGGAAACTGCGATGCGTCTGTTAATGTTATACTTGTTGCAGAGTCTGTGATACCAGAAGCTAGTGTTGTTGAAAAAGCCCCAACCTCAGTTCCACCCCAAGTTCCCAGTGACCAACCAAAACCTTGCGCTTGTACATCTGGACCTACACGATAATAATGTCTTACTCTAATACCACCAGACTCTGATGCCCCGGACCCTGATTCATTAGACGGCATCGTAATAGTAATAGTGTTAGATGCAGGAACCGTTGTGACCATAAATCTTATGTCATCAAAATTAGCTGCTGCAAAATCTGAGTTTGTGATCGTTGAAAAATTATCTAATAAAACAATATCACCTTGTTGAATACCATGGTCTCCTGAAAAGTTTATAGTAACCGAGGCAGATCCATTCGTTGTGCTAAACGCATTAGTGAGAGTTGTGGTAGATTTAATAGGGTGGATATCGTAGAACACACCACCTGAGTACGCATATAAAATTCTATTTGTTCCTATGATTGAAAACTTCTGACCAGCACTATTAGTAAACTGGTGTAATCCTCTGGCTGCACCAGTCACGTTGTCCGCACCTAATTGTTTCCAACCTCCTATTTTTTCAGGAAGCTGATACCTAAAACGGACATTATCACAGTCTACCCACTGCGCCTCTCCACCGGTAGCAGTGACCTGTTTATTTATTCCTGGTAAAAAAGATACCTTCTGTAACATAGATCTCCAGATTATATTAGATTGCGTTGATATTCAACGTTATTTGATTATTCCTAGCATAGGTCTTTTATCATACAAATTAGACTTTGCAAACTGTCCATCTGCATGATTATAGTGCAGGAATACTTGACCACATAATTTGCCTTGAAAAGGCTCTCTCCAGTGTTCTAACTCACACCCAGAGTAAATAAGCATATCCCCTGGTTTTAGGTCTACTTTTATACCTTTGGGTGCACCGGGCTTATGTATCTCTTTATATTCGTCTATGACGTTATTAGATCCCGTAGGATCGATAAATATAGGCCATGCATCTCCACCTAGGTTTAGTGTGGTAGATATCTCACAGCTAGGTCTGTCTTTGTGTCTTCGTAAGATATTACCTTTTCTATAAAGTCTTGTGTAAGAATAAGTAGGGACTAACTTAAGTCCTGTTTTCTTTTGCATTACATTTATAGTTTTAATAAGTAATGTTTCCATTAATCTATCACTATATTTAGAATAAGAATTTGGAACTTGTGGGTCATTAAAATTACCTACAAGTTTATTACCAGCATGAGTTATGTTATTGCTTAACATCCAAAGGTCAGCGTCTGCAGATATTTTTAAATATTGATATGCCAGATCTGCTACGTCTTTAGAGATGGCACCACGTATAACTTGATATTTATTTTTTTTGAAACTCATAATCTTTGTATACTAAATCATAACGCGGAGGCATGATGGTGTCAATATTACCATCTGATCCTCTTCTTACTTTCACATTTTTATGTGTAAATAATTCTTTGATTTCATCATCTGTTTTTAATTCACGTCCTTCTAATTTAAATGTTGGGTCATAAATATTAACAATAATAGGTATTGTTTTAATCCCTAAAATTTTAGCAGTAGCCATTCGATTATTACCAACAATTATTTTTATAAATCTACCATAGTCATTTCCCACCTCTGCATACAAAGGATCCACGATTCCATGTTCTTTTATAGATTTAACCAATCTATCTTTAAATTGTTTTTCAACAGTATGAAACTCGGGCCTATCAATATAAACTATTTTTTCGAAAGGAAGTTTAGTATAGATTAATTTTGTCATATCTGTATAAAATTATAAGATACAGATATTCTCCAATTTTTTTCACCTTTGTCCGTATTCATATTTATGTCAACACCATGAGGTAGCCAAGATGGAAAAAATATCATACGCCCTTCTAGTGGTTCGTAAGCACATACTCTCCATAACATTTCTGGTAAATTATCTACTCTCTTAGGCATGTGCATATTAGGTCCTGGTCTAGGATCTTCTAAAAATAATTTACCTGAGTTTTTTGGAACTTTAATATAATATACACCTGACCACATTGAGTTAGGATGTGTATGTGTTTTATTGTAACTGTATGTTGGATTAATATTAGCCCACATATTACCAAGCCCTAGTTTACCACTAACACCATAATCTTCATTACATTCGTAAGCCATTTTAAATAATTCATCGATAAGAGGTTTGTATTCTTTTTTTTCATTCATGTCTGTTGGGCTGTGCCAACCATAGCCAGAGTTAGTTTTCTTTTCACCCTTTGGAAATTTTTTGCGCCATTTTTTTATTTCTTTAAATAAATATTTATTAAGTTCTTTAGCGTTAGGTAAGTCTTTGTAATAAATAGCCGTTGGAAATAATATTTTTCTTTTAAGTTGACTCATTTAACAAAAACTCCATCTATAATTTTACCTTTTCTATTTTTAATATCTTCGTAAGCAACACTTAAACACTCCTCCATGGTTAAATTATTTCTTTTCATAATGTTAATCATAACAACCATCATGTCGCCAAGATCATCTTTTATATCTTTCCCTTTACAAACAGAGTTACTAAGTTCACCTAGTTCTTCTATAAGTTTTAAAATTTGAGCTTGATCTGTGCTTCCTTTTATAAGATTTCTATCTTGATGCCATTTAATAACTTTATCAATTAATTTGTTCATTTAAATGGTGGCCCTCCAAACCACATCACTAAAGATTTTCTCACACCTTTTTTAACAGGTGCAACTTTGTGTCTTAAAAATGATGCAAAAAATATTGCTTGTCCTTGTTTCAAGGGCACTGGTTTTTGATCACCCATCTCTGAAAACAAAAGATCACCACCTGTAAACTCTGATGGATCTGATAATAATAGTGTCATAGATATTTTACGTATTGGGTTTTGACCATCTTGACCAAAAGCATTAAGATCCATGTGCCAATCATAAAAACCTTTTTTAGGATACACCGTAAACTGTGCAGGCTCTGTAAGTCTTACACCATCAAAATAAAAATGATTTAAGTTTACAATAGAGAGTTGATTCTCAATAACTTTGTACATCTCAGGTAATTTAGAAAAAGGTATCCAAGATATTGTTGTCACTCGTTTCTTAGTATCGTATTGACCTTTTTCTCCACCACCAACTTTTGCTTTTTCAGGTGCACACTGGTGACCAGCATCTATGATCATTTTACATTGTTCAGGTGTAAAAATTGGATCTGTGGTTGCGGCAACATAAGATTGCCATCGTGGCATTCTAGGTATCATTCGTCTTGCCCCGATGCAGTTCTAGAAGATACAGGATTATAATCAACATCTACGTTACAAACTAATGTTCTTCTTGTTTCTTTGGTTCCGTTAAATGGATAAACACAGTGTCTCATATCATACGGAAAAACATAAAAGTCTCCTATTTTCATATTTGGTGAATAATCTGTTTTGGAAAATTGTCCATTAGCTGCACCAATAATCTGTAGTCTACCATTCATAGGTTTGTCTTCAGCTGAATATTCTATGCCTGTTTCTGTAGGTAGTTTCATAATCATTACAGAAGATAAACCTGTAAACAATTTACCTTGGTGTATGTGCACAGGATTATATTCATTAGCTTTCATTTCATTAACCCAAATAGAATTTATAGATTTTTGTGTTGGACCTATCTTATTCCAATCTGTGTAGTGATCAAAAACACTATGAAACCATTTCAGTATATCATCAGGTAGAAAACAATGCTGATGCATCTTATCGTTGTTAGGACCTGAGTAAAATAAAGATACTTCGTCTTGTATCTTACCCACTAACTGTTTGTTGGCTTTTGGTAATTGTTTCTTTTGTCTTTCGTAGATTTCATTAAGACCTACGAATATTTCTAAAGGGACCTGGTATTTTAAAACCGTCTGACCTAAATAAACAAAGTTGAACTTCATTTTAATTTTTTAGTTTTTTTACTGTCTAAAGATAAAGTGTTTTCTCTTAAACCTTTTTCTAAAGCTTCTAACTGTCCAAGTATGTTAAACACTTCTGGTTGTGTTGTACCAGGAGTAATTGTTTCTTTTTGTCTTTGAAATCTTAACAGGTATGACTTAGCCTGATGTGTGTTTACATCGTTTTTATCAAAGTTACCATCATCAAACTCTTTTTTAAGTTTAGACCAAGTGGCTACCTCTCTCATCCTATGTTTAGCAACAAGTTCCATTTGTGCTTTGTTATATAATTTTTCTTCTAGCTCTACTTGTTTAAGTTCTTTCTCTAATGGATCTTTTTCTTTTTTAATATCTCTTTGTAGTTTCTTTATCTCAACTTCATTCTTCCTAGCATCAAATGATAAGTGAACTAAGTTTTCAAAGTGGGTATTCTGCTCTCTTACTGATTGCCAATACTTTGCAGCTTTGGTTGGATATTTATTATCAGACAGCACAGAAAATC